ACTACAAGTTAGTGGCTCTAAGGCAACAAAATTGGTTGCCACACCAGCGTTTAGTGCAAATTCCATGGGCGCAGCCGTTAGCGCTTTCGTGGGCAGCACTTGGTCATCTGCTGATTTATTTATATCAAACGGTACTCGAACAAGTCCTGCGAATCCTGTTTTGATGGTTTCTAGAACTGGATCCACGTATTTAGTCGATGGTGATGATATAGGGCAGATTGATTTCAACACACGCGGTGATACATCCCGCGATGGAAACAATGCCGCCGAACTTTCACCTAGGAGTGCTAGAATTCTTGTTGAGGCAGATGGCTCTGAACACAACGCCGAATCGAAGCCTGGCCGCATGTCGTTCTGGACGTGCCCTACAGGAACTATTAACCCTGTACAACGCATGACAATCAACAACTCCGGTAATATTGGAATTGGAACTACAACAATCCCTCACACACTTACAGTAGCCGGCACTGTATCGGCATCACAAGGCGTTTCAGCGCTTAGTTTTACTGGTGATGGTTCTGGATTGACAGGTGTAACTGGCGAATGGGATGGAAATCATAATGGTGATGCTCAAATCACCGGTACGCTTATCGTTTCAGATATAGTTTCAGCATCGAATGGTTTCCGCGGACTCGATTTGGTCATATCGAAGGGTGGAGCAATTAAAATTCCCGCATATGACATAATGACTCTTGATACCGATGGAGTAACTGTAGCTAGCTCATTAAAAGCCAACAATGTTTCGGCTTCAAGCAACGCGTTTCTTCACAATATAGATGCAAATAGACTTACGGTTGAATATGTTAATATTGGACATCAATACACGCCGCTCGGAACTATCGATAACGTATCCATCGGTTCAACTGTGCCGGCAGCAGCAGAATTTACCACACTTTCAGCTTCAAGCACTCTTGACGTTGCTGGTGCAGCACGTTTCGGTACAGAGAACCAAACCACAGTTTCTGCTGTCGGTCTTCTTTCATCTTCTGCACCCATCATGGCTCACACAGCCACCCTTAACCAAGCAACTATTGGTCAGGCAAAATTTACATCTTTCAATGCTACATTCGGAAGCCTTGATAACTGCAGAATTGGTGACACCGCACCCGGCTCAGGCAAGTTTACTGCAGTTTCTTCTTCAGGTCAAAATTTCTTTGCACATGAAACGTCTTTTGGATTTGCAGGATACACTAAAATTTCAAACACCGGTGCTATCACATCTTCTGCCGCAGCCACAATTCACAGTGTTGACGCTGATGAGCTTACAACCGAAAAGCTTACTGTAACGAGCACTTTTAGCGCTGCGACCCTTTCGGCTTCTCTTGGTCTAACTGGTAGCTCATTAGAGATCTATTCTGAAGGCGGTGGCACACCTTTCATTAGGGCGCTTAATGGACAGCTTAGCTCTTCCGGTGTTGCTAATCTTTATGATGTTCGCGCTGATACTGCGATTCTTCAGACTGTTGACATTAACGGTGGAAACATCGATGGCGCCGTCATTGGTGATTCGACTCAGGCCGCCGGTAAATTCACCACTTTATCTTCATCTGCTGCTTTGACATCTTTGAATGTTACAACTGATAAGGTTATTGCCGCTGAAGGTGCTTTTATCGACAAGGTCAGCGCAAATGTACTTTCGGCTTCTCTCGGTATTACTGGTAGCTCTTTTGAACTTTACGCCGAGGGTGGTGGTACTAGTCCATTTTTCAAAGCGCAGAACGGCATTCTTTCTGCTTCAGGTGTTAGCACGCTTGATCAAGTTAACCTTGATAGACTGCAAGTTGGTTCTGTGATAGGTGATCTCTCGGCATCTTTAGGACTATCTGGATTAGGAATTGTTTTGGATGCAGCTGCAACAATAGGTACATCTGGCGACACTGATCTCATGGCACTAGCGCCTAACTCGCTGATTGTAAATGGTGTGTTGTCGTCATCTGCGACTGCAACACTGCACAATATGCAAACCAACAGATTGACGGTTCAAGAGATCAACACTATTCCAGCCGGCGGCGGAACCATTGAACTTATTGGCGGAATTAATGCAACAAGCTACATTAGCAGTTCTCTTGGTTTCCATGCCACCGGATCAGAAGCAAATGTTGCAATTGGAGATCACAAGGGCACCGGCATGGTTGGAATGTTGGCTATTAGACCTTCTGGCGATCTTGCCGACGCGGAAAATAATAAACTTTTGGTTCTCTGTCAGCGTTCAGAAGCAACAGACATGCGAACTATTTTTGCAGTAACGGGCTCAGGAAAGGTTGCATGTGGTGGTGGTCATTTAGACGCTGTTTTGAACGCTAGCGGCTCTGGCGTTGAAAAATTAATTAGCGCTAAAAGTGATTTGCACAACCCCGCTTTTTATGTTAGTGGCTCTGGGGAAGTGTTTATCAAAGGCGACACAATTAACAGTGGCTCATTCACCTCGTCTGGCTCTGTTAGGGCACCATTACTTAGAGAAACAATCCACACCTACGCACCCGGTGACACGCAAGCTAGCTATGTCCGCTTCTATGAGCCTGGCCGCAATACAGCTTTCGACAAAAAAGTTATTATGGTAAAACCTTATCTTGGGAATCTTGATAAAATTATTGCACGTGGCACAAGCGCAGCCGGCAACACTACCATTAGCTTCCACAAAGCAGGCGATGGCAGTGCGACACCTAATGGGACTGCAGTAGAAACTGTAACTGTTAATATGTCGTCGGCTGATACAAGCTATACGTTTATGTTTGATCCGGGAACGTCTAAGTTTGCAGCAGGCGATATTGTATCTGTAAAAGTCGAACCATCAAGTGACCCCGGCGATATTACGCTAACATGTGTTTGGGAGTATGATACTAGAACAACATAAGCTAGTTTTGATAATCTACTACCACAAAACTGACTTTTGTAATGCTCAACACTATTTACAGTGAATTACTGTTTTATTTAGGAGTTTAATACATGTCATCTTTACTTGAGCAAGCATTTGTCGACGCCAAGGCGCTTAAGGAGGCGGCCTTAAAAAACGCCGAATCCACTATTGTTGAAAAATACTCGGATGAGGTTAAGGAAACTTTGAATAGATTATTAGAACAAGATGAATTGGGGCTCGGCGGCGGCTTGGGTGGCGATCCAATGGGCGCCCCTGCTGTTGCTGATGCGGATGTCGATGTACCCCTTGCTGCAACTGATGGTGACGATGTTTGCCCATGTCCTGACGAAGATGATGTACAAGAAGTTGAAATTAAGTTTGACGAGTTGGCAGAGGCGCTGCAAAAGCTTGAAGAAGAACTTGACTCTGATTCAATTGAAGAAAAATTAGGCGATGGCAAAACTCAGGGTACCGATAGTGTCGAGGCAGGACTTGACGACAACGAAGAATTTACACGTGCTGATTTAGGCGCAGAGCAGGGTGGAGCTAGAGGTGACTCTGATAGCGATGACGATAGCAATGATGATGCCGATGATAAGGTTGACGAAGAACTTGACCTTTCTGCGCTTGTTGCTGCCGTCATGGAAAACTTTGACCTAGATGAATCTGAAGAAGAATTTGAAGAGTCTATGGACGATGAAATGCGCGATTATTATATGCGTCAAAGCGAGTTCCGCGGTCACGGATCTGCACGCTCGCCGGATGACGTAGCATCAGCCCGTGCCAAAGAAAAAGCAGCCAAAGAAAAGGAGGCTGCTCAACAACAAGCTCGAAAAGATGACGTCGACCCATCCAGAAAATATGGTCAAAACACTAAGGCTCGTATGCGCACAAGAATGCAGAGGGAAGAAATTGACGCAGATTCACTTATCGATGCAGTTATGGAAAAACTTACCGTAGATATGGGCGCTGACCTCTCAGGCTGGGCAGGACGCAGAGCCGAAGATAAGATGTACGAGATGGAAAAAGAACTCGCAGCCCGCAGATCTACATCACTTGAACAAGATTCTACTTTGGGTCGTGGAATGGCCGACAGAACGGACACCGACCCACAGAAAGAATTAGAAGATTTGAAACAAGCTCAAGAAGAATTGGTTTTCGAAAATAACCAACTCAAAGAGAAGCTTCAAGACTACGAAAACGTAGTTGAGCAGTTAAAGGAAAGCGTCACTGACGTTAATCTTTCAAATGCTCGTTTATTATACACGAACCGTGTGTTAAGAAATACCTCCTTAAATGAGCGGCAAAAAGATAAAGTTGCCGAAGCGATTTCTAAAGCTGGTTCTGTTCCGGAAGCAAAGACAATATTTGAAACGCTTCAAAGCACAGTGGAGTCCACACCTACGCGTGGACCGCAATCACTGAGCGAAACAATCAATCGTCGCTCTTCCATTCTTCGCGCTAGTAGCCGTAAAGAAACCGTTAAGGTCGATCCCTTGGCTAATAGAATGAAGAAACTAGCAGGTATTAATTAATATAAGGAGAAAATTAAAAATGTCTAGTATTATCGAAAGATTGACAGAAGGGGTTGTCAATCGTGATATGCGTGCTGAAGGTCACGCCCTATTATCAAAGTGGGAAAAAACCGGACTCTTAGAAGGTCTCGATAACGAACGTACCAAGAACGGTATGGCTCGTCTTCTTGAAAACCAAGCTAAGGAGCTTCTTCGCGAAGCAACCTCGATGGCCGCCAGTGATGTGCAAGGTTTTGCAGCAGTCGCTTTCCCCATTGTCCGTCGTGTTTTTGCAGGCTTGATCGCAAACGATCTTGTTTCTGTTCAGCCAATGAGCCTCCCAAGTGGACTCATTTTCTTCCTTGATTTTACGTTCTCGGAAGATCTTGGTGGTGCAACAACCCAAACTGGTAAGCTTGGTAACGTTGCCGGTCAGTCAATTTACGGTACTGATCGTGTCGGTGCACAAATTACTGGTGGTGTCGACCTCGTAAGCGCTGCTGGTGGTGACCTTTCTGGTCCTCGCGCATCTGCCCGCGGTTACTCATATGGTTCTCCATCTGGCTCGACACACTTGAGAGCTACTTTCGTTACTGCTTCTAGTATTTCTAGAGCAATGACCGAGCAAGACAGAAAGAACATTCAGTATGACCCTGATTTACTTTCTCTTGGTGCTAATGACAAGACTTTTGCTACTGCAACGCATGCATATGCAATTATTCGCGTTTCGGCATCATTGATGGATCAGCTTGATCTTGATAACCTTTCTGCTATCACATCATCCGCAGAAGCTAACAGTGGTTTCTCTGGTATGGGTAGTGGCGCAGATGACATTATCTGCACAAAGGGCGCCCAGCAGGTCCGCCGCTTGTCACGACTTCTTCCAGATACTGGTGACACTTCCGTTGGTTCTCAAGACCGTCACGGTAAGATGGTTCTGCTTACGATTGTTGGACAAACTGGTTCTACTGGTGCGGACGAAGTTCGCGCTGCTACCGGAGAGTATGGTGGTAGAGTACCGCTTACTGATTATACTGCATCTAGTGCACATGGTCTTAAGCTTTCTTTCCCACAGACTGATGACTTCGAAAACTCTACCGCTGGTGGAATTGGTTCCATTCAGGGTACTACTGTTTGGGGACTTGAAGGAAACCCAGATATCCCCGAGATCGACATCAAGGTCGACAGCATTGCTGTTACCGCTCAAACTAAGAAGCTCAAGGCCAAGTGGACACCGGAGTTAGGTCAAGACCTTAACGCCTACCACAACCTTGACGCAGAAGTTGAGTTGACCAGCATCCTTTCGGAGCAAATTGCTCTCGAAATCGATCGTGAGATTGTTGCTGACCTTGTTAACGGTGCTACAGCAGCTACCTATTACTGGTCGCGCTCGCCCGGTCTTTTCTTGGATAAGTCGACTGGCGCCGAAGTTGGTGCTAGCTCTGCTGCTCCTGACTTCACCGGTACTGTATCTGAGTGGTACGAGACTCTTGTTGAAACTATCAACGATGTGTCTGCACAAATTCACCGCAAGACTCTTCGTGGTGGCGCTAACTTCATCGTCGTTGGACCTGAAGTCGCTAACATTCTTGAGTTCACCGCTGGATATCGTGCTAACGTAACTGCTGATGCTGAGACTGGTACTGTTGGTGCTGTCAATGTTGGTTCGCTGAGCAAGAAGTTCGATGTTATTGTCGATCCTTACTTCCTCCGCAACGTGGTCCTTGTTGGACGTCGCGGTTCCTCTTTCCTTGAAAGCGGATATGTGTACGCACCATATGTACCACTGCAAACCACTCCTACAATCTTCGGACCAGAAGACTTCGTGCCTCGCAAGGGTGTGATGACTCGTTATGCGAAGAAGATGGTACGTCCTGATATGTACGGACTAGTAATTTGTCGCGGACTGTTAGGTGAATCTGGAGCTACATCTTAATATATAAACATTTGACATATATTGAGTAAAAAACCACGATAAACGTGACACGGAAAGCCCCCACCTTGAAAAAGGTGGGGGTCTTCTTTTATACCTAAACTATTTATGGCGTGACAGAGAACTATACTCTGTCGTTGTCCTATTATGTTTTTAACATGATTAAAAATGGAGGGTTTTAAACTATGGGAAGTAAAAGAGTTGGTCTCGCTAGAACCGAGGCCCTAATCGAAAACTTAAAAAGAGAATTATCCGGCTTAAGATATCAAACTAAGTACGTTACAACTACTACGGATCAAGATTTTAGTGATCTTACCGGTAACACAACTATTTTGGTTAATGCTGCTATAGCTGACGGAAAATATATCCGATTACCAGAGGCAACCGCTGCAAATGCAGGTATGCACATTCAGGTAATTTTCGCCGTTGCTCCAGCAGCTACTGCTTTAGTTGGTGTTGTTGACAGTTTCCTTGTGGGTGGTGCTTCGGCTCATTCCGATGGAACTGCTACGGGTCACTGCTCTACTAATACTGCGATTGCGGTATCAGCAGTCGGAACAGAAAACCACAGAGTCGAACTTGATGTCGATGCTGCTGGTAAAGCTGGCGGAGCTGCCGGCACAATATTAGATTTCTGGTACACCGGTGCTGCAAATGTAATTATTTACAGAGGTAACCTTATTGGTAATGTTGATACAGCAACTTTAGCTACACACTTTGCTGCTACTGCTGTAAATGCTTAATTAAATTCAAAATATATCTTTTATGTTTTGCCCCCTCTTTTTGAGGGGGTTTTTGTTTTTAAAAATGGCGATCTGCCAAAAAATTTCGGCGCCAATTTTTCCAGATTTTCGCTTTTATTGTTTAGTAACTATTTATGTTACAGGTTTAACAAAGAGGACATATTATGAACCCACGTAGAAGATTAGCTTTAAAACTTAAAGCAAGAGCCAAACAAGAACAGCTTGCCAAGACTGTGGAAACTACAATTACAAACGAACAATCCGTTTCGGAAACTGTTGAAACTACACCCACAAAAATTATTCCATCATACGACGGCAAGGCCGAAACAGTTATTGCAGAAACAAAGGCTGAATCCGCCAAAACTGTTAAAACAACTACTAAGCCAGTTATTAAAGCAAAAACAGCGAAAACAACTAAAGCCAAAAAAGCAACATCGACCCCAAAGACCAGAAAAACCAAGTCAACTAAGAAGACTTCGTAAATATATTACATAAGTCTATATCTTTGGTTATGATCAACTATTTACCAATAGGAGGGTCCGTGCGTGCCTACAAACTTAAGTCCGAAATCACAAACAAGTGCAATAATTCTAACTTCAACCGGTTCAGCGGAGTTAGTTTCAGACGCTGTGCCGTTTGGAATGTACACGGGCTCAGCAGCATTCCGTTCAGGCGCTGCTTCCCAAGTAGCATATGTTTATAAGAAGCTTGGTGGCGATGTTGTTGATATTGAGCTTACACCAGCGAATGTTTATGCTGCTTATGAAGAAGCTGTACTCGAATATTCATACATATTTAATCTTCATCAAGGCAAAAACGTTATATCAGATGCGCTTGGGGATGTTACGGGCACATTTAATCACTTAGGACAACGCACATCAGGGCCAGCAAATGCAAGCCTTAAATTTCCACGTGTCGAGGCGAATTATACTAATAAAATTGCTGATGGCATGTCCACAATGGCGGGAGTTGGTGGGACAACTACAATATATTCGGCATCCTTCACCACTGTCAAAAATCAGCAAGATTATGACTTGCAAACAATTATATCCAGCTCTTCCGCTTCAGGCGTCAATGATGATGGCACAGCAGTGCCATATGCAGGGAAGGTAACAGATAAAAGAATCATTGTAGATAGAGTTTTTTATCGCTCACCAATTGCAATGTGGCGTTTTTATGGGTATTATGGCGGAATTGGTGTAGTTGGCAATTATAACACGTATGGACAATACGCTGACGATACGACTTTTGAGATTGTACCAACTTGGCAGAACAAACTACAAGCTATTATGTACGAAGATTCATTATATACTAGAGTTTCGCACTATTCATACGAGATTATCAATAATAAATTAAGACTATATCCGACTCCAAGAGGAACTGATAACTTTGCTGGCTATCTTGATAGAGTTTGGTTCAAGTTTAGAATTAAATCAAGTGTTTTTGACGAAGAAGGCGATACTGACACCGGTATTGAGGGCATCAATAACCTTAATACACTGCCGTTTGGCAACATTCCGTACGAAAATATTAACGCTATAGGTAAACAGTGGATTAGAAAATATGCTTTGTCGCTTTGTAAAGAAATGTTGGGTCAAATTCGTGGTAAATTTACAACAATTCCAATTCCCGGTGAAAGTGTGACTTTAAACCACTCAGAATTGCTTAGTCAAGCAAAAGAAGAGCAGCAACAGCTTAAAGATAAGCTAGCAGAAGTACTAAAAGAAGTTGAATATCCGGAATTGGCTAAGAAAGATCAAGAAAAGGCTACCGCAGCGGAGGAAACTTTAAGAAGATCACCATTGCCAATATTTGTGGGGTAGGAGAGAGTAAATGTCAGACGATAACAACTGGTCAAAACCTAGCGCCCCTCCCCCGCCTTTGTTTTTAGGTAAAAAAGAGCGAGATCTCGTTAAGCAAGTCAACGACGAGCTTGTTGAAAAGATTATTGGACAACAAATATTATATTATTCAATTGATCTAACAACAACTCAATTTCACGACATGTATGGCGAAGCCATGAAAAAAAACTTCTTACCACCAATACGAGTTTACGCTCTTGTTAAGTTTGATGACGAATCTACACACTATATGGAAAATGCAGGAATAGATAAGGTATCACAAATCACAGTGCAGTTTCATAAACGTAGATTAGAAGAAGATCAGGATGTGTATGTTAGAGAAGGCGATTTTGTGTTATATGGTGATACTTACTATGAGATTACCAAGCTTTCACAGCCTCGCAAGCTTTTTGGTCAAGTCGACGAAACGTTTGAGATCGCTGCAACCTGCAAGCGCGCAAGAAAGGGATTATTCGATGCTACCTGATAATTTTGACTTTGCCCAAATTCCCGATGAGGCTGATAGTTTAACTTTAAAAGAAGTTGGGATGCTGGCTTCTGATATTGAGAATATTGATTACTCTGTTATGTCTTGGATGAAGGAAGACTTAGCTTTGATGGCCATGACAAATCAAGGTTTTACTAATGTGCCGGTTTTGTGGCAAACTCCAGAGAGAGCATATCAAATTAAAAACAAAAAAGAGCTAAGGGATGACAATGGTTCCCTCACTTTGCCGATCGTAAGTATTGAGCGCACGAATATTGCAAAAGATCCTGCTCGCAAAGGTGGTTTTCAAGCACACCTCTATTCTGCGCCCGGTGAACCAAAAAATAAAAATGGAGCACTTAACGGAACAACTGGAAGAATGGTTATAGGCCGCCGCATTAAGCAAGATAAGACTCGTAATTTTGCAGTTGCTCAAGCGAACAGAAATAGAAGTAATTTGCCGGCAAACCAGCTTAATACTAAAAGAAAAAATAAAAGGATTATTGTTCAAACATTGTCTATTCCAATACCTGTTTATATTAATGTTGATTATAAGATTATTATAAAAACTGAATATCAACAACAAATGAATGATCTCATGTCGCCGTTTATTACGAAAACAGGGCAAATTAACGCTTTTGTAATGAGAAGAAATGGACATTTGTATGAAGCGTTTGTTGATCAAAGTTTTACACATAATAATAACGTATCTAACATGAACGAAGATATTAGAATGTTTACGTCAGAGATAAATCTTAGAGTTCTTGGTTACTTAATGGGTGAAGGCAAAAACGACGACCGACCGATTGTTAGGGTCGATGAGAATTTTGTAGAAGTTTCATATCCACGCGAAACCGTCCCTCGACCCGGCGATCCAGATTTTTTTGGCTCTTAAAACACTTCCTGAAGTGTGTTTGGGATTAAAAATACTATTTATTTTTGATTGCGCAAGCATTTAGAGCATTATACTATAGAGAGGGACACATAATGTCAGTTAAGAATTTTAAATTTGTATCGCCCGGAGTGTTTATCAACGAGATAGATGATTCCTTTATTCCTGCCGATGCGGAAAATATTGGACCAGTTGTAATTGGTCGTTCAGAAAGAGGTTTGGCCATGCAGCCTATTAAGGTGGGGTCATATTCAGATTTTGTTAGATCATTCGGCAACACTGTACCGGGAGCCGGCGGTGGTGATATCTATCGCGAAGGTAACTATCAATCACCAATGTATGGTACGTACGCTGCAAAAGCTTTTCTTCGTGCGAATGTGGCACCTCTCACATACATTCGTCTTTTAGGACAACAGCACTCAGATAACGATGGTACAGCCGCAGGACAAGCCGGCTGGAAAACTGATGCAATTCCAACTGCCGATAATACGGTTAATACCCGCGGCGCTACAAATGGAGGCGCATTTGGCTTATTTGTTTTCCCTTCTGGTTCAGGCTTGACGACTGGTACCGAGGCGGCACAGCAACTCGGACGCGGGCACTTAGCCGCTATTTGGTATTTGAACAACCCCGGCGGTGATGCTTCAACCAAGGCAGAGATACAACTCAGCGGTACTCTTTATCCTGGACTCGGTGATAAGACCGCAACCCAATTAGAAGCCGCGGGAATGGGTATGCCTATCTCGACTGATTCAGACGGATTATTTACTGTTGTAATTTCAGGCTCCAAAATAGAAAAAGTTAGATTCAATTTTGATGATGGTAGCGAAAACTTTGCGCGCAAACGTTTTAATACCAATCCTCAACTCAACAATACAACCGCGTCAAATTATTTCCCAAATAGACTTAAAAGAGATTATTGGCTCGGAGAGACCTATGAGCAGTCACTAAGGGCAGCAGGCAAAGCTAGCGGTGGAGCGGTTGGTGTCATATACCCTCTTGGTCTCGGTGGTGGTGTCGCTGGTACGACGTCGACTGCAAACCCTGCACAAATGAAGGGTCAAGCAGCTACTGAAGCCCGCGCCGGTTGGTTTATCGGACAACATTTAGGACCCGCAGCTAGCTATGAGCCATGGAACAATGTGCAAAAACTTTTCCGTCTTAAAGGGCGCGGACACGGTGCGTGGCTTAGCAACAATGCAAAAGTTTCTATTGAAAGAATTAAAGCCTCTACTTCAAAGAACAGTGATTACGGATCTTTCTCTGTGGTCATTAGAAGTATTACCGATACTGATCAAAAAGTGCAAGTTCTCGAAAGGTTCGATAATCTAAACTTAGATCCAAGATCACCAAACTTTATTGGACGCAAAATCGGAACAAAATACCAGCAATGGTCTCAAGCCGATAAGCGCCTTAGAGAATATGGCGACTATCCAAACATGTCGACATACGTATATGTTGAGTTAAATGAAGATGTTAAAGCCGGCGCCACCGAAGCAAGTCTGCTCCCATTTGGTTATTATGGTCCACCCGTTCCTAAAGGGCTGACTTTCACAGGCTCGATTTCAACCCGTCAATACCTTGACTCCTTTGTATTACTTAATAAGGCCAACGTTATGACCGGTTCGAGCGCCGGCGGACGACTTCCCCAAAAATATGGTTACGATTTTCCGTTGTGCTCTGGTTCAACGGGTGATGAAGCAAACCACTTACAAGCGTACATGAGTGGAACACTACTTTTCCCTACGGCTTCGCTTAGGGTCAACGCTTCTGATGGTGGCTTAAAAGACCCCACGAATGCTTATTTTGGGCTTGCTAGTTCTCGAACACAAACTTCGACACGTGGTGTTAGAGGGTTGCAGGATTATGGAAGACTGTGGTATAGCGGATTTCCTGATGATCCAACGACCGGCGAGTATACGGTTTCTGGTGTTAACGCATGGTCATATATCTTCTCAATGGATGATATCAAGGAAGCTAGTGGCATTTATACATACGAGTCTGGCTCTAGAAAAGCAGGAACATCAAAAACTTCTGGTTCGTATACATCTCTTCTGAATGCCGGCTATGATCGCTTCACGGCGCCTTTCTGGGGTGGCTTTGACGGAGTGGATATTACAATTCCTGATCCTTTTGCTAACTCACTTATGACCGATGGCTCATCTACTGAAAAGAACAGCTATGTGTTCCACACACTTCGACGTGCGATTGACACTGTGACTGATCCTGAGTTTGTTGATATGAACATTCTGTCTGTTCCCGGTCTCACGTTGCCTAGCCTCACTGGACACATTGTTGATGTCTGTGAAGAAAGAGGTGATGCGCTTGGAATTATTGATCTTCCAAATGTATACATTCCGGCACATGAGTCTTACAAGAGTGACGTCACTGAAACACGTGGTACTACACCACTAGGTGCAGCACAGGATCTCAGCGACAGAAGAATTGATTCATCGTACGGTGCCACTTTCTACCCATGGGTTCAAACCCGCGATGAAGAAACTGGACAACTACTTTGGATTCCGCCATCTGTTGCGATGATGGGTGTTCTTGCAAGTTCTGAAGCTAAATCTGATGTTTGGTTCGCCCCGGCCGGATTTAACCGCGGCGGACTTACCGAAGGTGCTGCTGGAATTCCAATTACAGGAATTACCGAGAGATTGACATCCAAGGATCGCGACACACTATACGACTACAACATTAATCCAATTGCATCCTTCCCTAGCACTGGCATTGTATTGTTTGGTCAAAAGACACTTCAAGAACGACGTTCTGCACTCGATAGAATTAACGTACGTAGATTGGTCATCTTCATGAAGAAGCAAATTTCAATTCTTTCGACACAAATTTTGTTTGAACAAAACGTACAACAAACTTGGAATAGATTTAAGGGATTAATTGAGCCATTCTTGGCAAATGTCCAAACTAGATTCGGTATTACCGAATATAAGTTGATTCTTGATGAAACAACTACAACACCTGATTTGATTGATCAAAACGTCTTATATGCAAAAATCATGATTAAGCCAGCGCGTGCTATCGAATTCATTGCAATTGACTTTGTGATTGCCAGAACTGGTGCGTCATTTGATGATTAAAATAAGGGGAAATAATTTCCCCATCACTATATACTTTAGAAAACAGGAGAACATAAAAAATGCCGTTTTGGTCAACAAACTTTAGAGCCGAGGGAGCCCCGTTAAAGGACCCGAAAAGAAATTTTAGATTTAAGGTAGAATTCGATGGAATTGAGGGTGACTCTGGAGCGCTAGCATGGTATGCAAAAAGTGTAACAAAGCCTAGTTTTACAGTAGAAAACGTTGAACATGCTTATTTGAATCACAAGTTTTATTATCCGGGTGCGGTTACGTGGAATACTGTTACAATAGAATTGGTTGACCCTGCGCAGCCTGACGTTACAGCTACATTTTCTGATATTCTTCAACAATCTGGCTATAAGCCTCCTGCTAACTCAAATTCATTAGGCTCAATTTCTAAGGCCAAAGCAGCCAAAGCTTTGGGTCAGATTACAATTACTCAAATTGATTCTGACGGTAACCCACTTGAAACTTGGACTCTTTGGAATGGATTTATTAAAGATTTCCAACTTGGCACTTTGGCATACGGTGACGACGAATTAACTGTTACCACGCTTGAGGTTATGTACGATTGGGCTATAGTTGTAACTGACAACCCATCCGAAGCTAAGGCTGGCACAGGTCAGAAAGAATTCTTTAAGTCTGGAGCTTAAAGTACGACAATTAATTAAACGAGAGGTGAACATTGTCTAGAAACCAAGATCGTCTTGGTGGAGTTCAACAGCCCGATACGACACCCCCGCCACAAACTATGAATGAGGGTGGGTTTTCGTTCGTCGTCCCGACTGAATTTGTTGAATTGCCATCTGAAGGCAAACATTATCCAGAAGGACACCCATTGCGTGGTGAGACTTCTGTTGAAATCAAGCAAATGACTGCTAAGGAAGAAGATATGCTTACTTCGCGCACATTGCTTAAGAAAGGAGTAGCGCTGGATAGAGTATTGGCGAGTGTTATTAGTGATAAATCAATTGATCCTGATTCTTTGCTAATTGGAGATCGCAATGCTGTTATAGTTGCAACCAGAGTTTCTGGTTATGGCAACATTTATTCAACCAAAGTAAACTGTCCTGCATGCGGTGAGGCGCAAGAATATTCATTTGATTTAAATGCCGCTGAGATATATTCCGGCACCGATGACAACATTGACGTTACGAGCAACAACGACGGCACTTTTGATGTTGTTTTACCTCGCACCGGTATTACAGCCACATTTAGACTTTTAAACGGTTATGATGAGAAAAAGATTACTTCCGGTGCAGAGATGGACAAAAAGCAAAAAATTGAACGCAATGTCACTAGACAGCTTTCAGCCATGCTTGTGTCTGCTAATGGAGACTCATCTGCTCAAGCGATTAACTACTTGGTAGAGAACCTGCCATCGGTTGACTCAAGACATCTCAGATTGGCATATCGCCAAACAGCACCTAATGTTGATTTAACACAACATTTTGAATGTTCTGCATGTAATCATGAACAGGACATGGAGGTGCCGCTCTCTGCGGACTTTTTTTGGCCTGACCGATGAATACATGGAAAATGTATATGAGCAGTTTTTCTTTTTGAAATACTCAGGTGGTTGGTCATTCAGCGAAGCCTACAATCTGCCAATAGGTCTAAGAAACTGGTTTACGCAAAGATTAATAGCGCAGCTTGAGATGGAGAAAAAAGCGATAGAAGATGCATCTAAGGGGAATGGTGGGCGTAATTCCTCTACACATACACTAACACCACATAATGCACCTTCAATACCGGATTCATTCAAAGGGGGTTAAACCCCTTTGTTTTTTTGTATAAAACTATTTAAAATATACGAGGTGTAAATCTGTGGATGAAGAAATTAAAAAGCTAATAGAAGCGTTAACTGCCCAAGGTGCGGTTTCCGCTGATCTTAATGCTAAATTGGACGCTTTAACGGATGCACAATTAAAGAATGCAGAGGCAGCTGCAAGAGCCGCTGACATATCCGAAAATAGAGCCCAGAAAGCACTGAAACAGGAAATAGCATTTCGTGAACAGGCTTCAAAAACATTAGAAGATCAAGAAATGGCAATAAGATCTAAAATGGAAACAATGGGCAAAGAGTCTGATATTGCTCGTTCCAGAGCTGAATTACTTGACATTGAAATTCAAAAATTAGAATTGCTTTCTAAGTCTGAAGAAGGCATGACCGACGCAATCCGCGAGAATATTGCAGCACTCAAGGAGCAGAAAAAAGAACTTGGCGAGGTTGCCGACTCTGCTGAAGAACTTGAGGGTATAATAGACGATCTTGGTGGCTCTATAGGTAATATGCTTGGCGGATCAGCGCCAAGCATTGATAGTTTATTGAATCCTGCAAATTTGCAAAAGGGCATCAAAGGTTTTCAAAACCTCAAGGCTAGCGGAATAGGGGCTGCTAAGGCAATGTCAATGTTAGGAAGAAATGTTGCCTTCAAAGGAATTACGGCTCTTGTTTCACAAACGGCAAAATTGGCCGTAAAACTAAAAGATGGCGAAAGCTCATTTATGCGCGCCACAAACGCATCGAAAGACTTTGCTCGTAATATAACTCTTACTTATGAAGAGGGACGTAAATTTGCACAAACATCGGACGATATGTTTGATTCAGCAGCTGCATTAACAAGAGCATTTACTGACTTTACTTTTCAAACGCAAGAAGCGCAGAGAGACATAGTGTACGCCACCACAGCGTTAGATAAAATGGGACTAAGCAATGAGTCGGTGGCAAGCTCATTACAACTCATGACAAAGAGCTTTGGAATGACCGGTAAGCAGGGTGTTAAACAATTAACAAACTTGGAGAAATTTTCTACAAATCTTGGTGTCCCGCTTGAGAAATTAGGCTCCGATTTTCAAGCCGCCGGCGGCGATTTAGCTAAACTGGGCGATAATGGAATGGAGGCGTTTAAAGGGCTAGCCAAAACCATGAAGGTTACAGGACTTGAAATGAACAAGATTCTAAACCTTACCAGACAATTTGATACGTTTGAGGGCGCCGCAAGATCAGCGGGTAAACTGAACGCTGCTCTTGGTGGCAACTTCGTAAACGCTATGGATCTAATGATGGAAACGGACCCCGCTGAAAGATTAAATATGATGAGAGATTCAATTTTAGATGCGGGTCTAAGTTTTGATGAGATGTCGTATTACCAGCGCAATTTTTATAAAGATGCACTTGGACTTGGAGATGTATCAGATTTAGCAGCCCTTTTGAGTGGTGATATGGATGATGTGACCGACGCGACCATGAAATCTTCTCAAGAAATGAAAGAGTTGAGAGATCGGGCCAGAGAAACTGCAAGCTTTCAAGAACAACTGAATGCTGTGTTTGCCCAAATGATACCAATTCTAACACCATTAATAGATATGTTGAGCAGTGTTGCAACATTTCTGTCTGAAAATGTACAGGTTATCCAAGTTTTAGGTGCTGCTCTAATTGGCTTTGGTGTGGGTGGCCCGCTCGGCGCCGTTATTGGTGCATTAGGCACACTGGGACTTACATTTGGTAATGCCGTTGAACAAACGACAGTTTTTGGTCAAGTTATAGAAGGTCTGTTGTTTCCATTTAGAGCAATTGTAAGCCCAATTGTTTCGCTGATTGGCTATGTTAAAGAACTCTGGAACGAGTACCTGTCACCCATGTTGCCCACTATTGAAGATGCTGGGAACAAGTTTAAATATCTTGGAATGGTTATAGGAGCAGGGCTTCTGGTTCCTTTGGCTGCTCTTCTTGCACCAATAGTCGGTATTTCAGCAGCTATGATAAAAGTTGGTGCTGTAGTCATGATTGTTGTTTCTGCTTTTACGGCTTTGGGTAATAAACTTTTTAAAGAGACATTTGCATCTAACTTTTTAGACGGTGTTGTTAAGTTAGCAAACGCTTTTGGATCAATTGCTGAAAAAATACTACCAATTTTAAATCCTATAACATCGCTGAAAGAATTGGTATCACAATTGGGCAACTCATTTGCTCAAGTTTTAGATGCAATAGTTGGTTCAATGTCTGAAGTTGAAGTATTTATCGAAAGCCTCGGTACTACTATAGAACTTGCTATAGATTCAATGTTAACGGGAATATCATCGCTGATGCAAGACGTAAGCAACTCAATGTCTGGTGTTATAGATAGCATTTCAAGCTTTTTTGCCGTGCTGACCGCACCAGAAGCGGCACAAAATATAAAAGAGATAGCAGAGGCAATAACAGCTATTCCCACAACCAAGAATTTAGAATTTGTTGCTTCAATGGCGGCCGCGGCTGGAATGGCAACGGTCGATGCTGCAGCCACGTCTGTAAAAGCAATGGGCTCAGCAGCCGCCGGCGCTGTAGGAGATCTATTAAAAACAGAAACCAAAACAGAGAATGTTACTAACATTCAACAAGCTAACAGAGAGTCGCAAGAAATTACAGTAAACCTCATGTTAGATAGAGACAAATTAGCAACAGTCGTTGAAAGGATAAACGGCGAAAACGCTCAAAATTATATAGCAAGTAGGGGGTCATAAGATATGAGTGGCAAAAAATATAGTCAAAATAACGCAAATCATTTTTACAATCAAATATTCGATACTGCGAAATTTAAACCAGAAACACAACTTAGAGGCGCAAGATATGCCCGGGCACCTCGCAGGGTGTATTTTGCTGATGGCTCAGATCAGCTTGCAAATGTTAAAAAGCAATTTATTTCTTTTTTACATGTTCCATCAGCTAATAGTGTCTTTTTCAAAGCTTTTATTACATCATTTAACGAGACCTATACGTCAAATTGGAAATCAGAAGAAGTTTTCGGTCGTGCTGATCCCATTCATAGTTTTGTCCAAACTGGACGTCAAATTAACTTGTCTCTTATGGTGCCGGCCGCCAGCGAAAGTGAAGCATTCGAAAACCTTGGAAGGGTCCAAAAATTGATTCAATTTTTATATCCAAACTATACAAATGTACAGCAAGCTCAAACAATTTCACAAGGACCACTTGTGCGTTTAAAAGTGATGAACTTGCTACAAAATGTAGATAATATTGATCCAGCCATGAATTCTAATTTTGGACAATCACCAGAACAGTTCTATAAATCATACAAATCATTAGGTGTTGATCCTAATTATGGACAATTAGGTTTCATCAATTCCTTGACAGTTAATCATAATTTAGAAAACAGGGATGCTGGTGTATTTGAAAAAATAGACTCGAAAACCTTGCAAGAAGCAACAGCGCCTGATTCAGACTTTTTGTCTGCGCCGGCCGGCGGTGGTACTCCCGTGGTCAACACTATTTTACCTAAAAATATTGAATTAGTGATTTCGTTTACTCCAATTCATGAACATCCGCTTGGTTGGGACAATACTGATAGATTTGGCTGTTCTTCTTACGAGCAAAGCCAAACAGATAATCGCCATAGTGGAGAAGTTTTTCCATATGGCGTCGTCACCTCATCGCCAGTTGAAGAGCATATACGCAGCTCAGAATCGTATGCTGATGCAGAACGCCATGAAAATAATTTGCGCGCAAATCAGCAACAAAAAGAAAATGCCGAAGCAAGATATAACGGAATGTTTGGGAAACGACGCGCTCAGCGTGATGCTAATAGAGCCCGACGTGCCCACAATCGAGCGAAGGCTGCAAGAACAAGAGGTAACGAAAACCGCGCAGCATATCAGCAAGCCAAGTCTGATTACTTTGCTGGTCAAGTTGGCGGAGGTGTTGCGCAGGGTGTTGTCGATTCGGGTGACATCAACTGGGGAACATACGATTAGGAGTAAATGATGGCAAGAAACGATGACGATAGAATTTTAGCAAATTCAAGTGAATATTATAAGCCCATACGCAAGTCCAGAGGCGTTGACGTTATAGAGCATTATGAAACACCCCGGTTATATCACCCAAGCGTTTCAGATCGCCGCACAGTAAGCAGCGAGGCGTATATTTGGAAATATGGCGATAGATTCTACAAATTAGCATTTGACTACTATGGTGATCCTCATTTGTGGTGGGTAATTGCTTGGTATAACGGATACCCAACGGAAGCGAGTATTCCAAATGGTTCTGTTATAGAAATACCTCTTAATTTAGAACAAGCTACTAGAGTATTGGGAGTCTGATGCATGGCTTCTGAGCGCAAATGTACGCCTAATCCAGATCTCGGTGCTGGTTCAGAACGCTACAAAGAAAAACTTGAAGAAAACTGTGATGCTATTATTGAAAACCAAAAATGTTTTCATGAAGCTGCACAAAATCTTAATAGAAACATAGATGAGGTATCTTTGGTTGCCGATTATGTGCTCTCCAATGGTCAAACCGTAGATGAATGGTACGGTGGCGCCCTCAGCGCCATTGCTGAACGAAAAATAAAAAATATAGGTTCCGATCCGTATGCTGAAGATGACACGGCAATGCGTGTTGAGACCACTAAGGCAATAATTGGTTGGCAAGTTGGGTACGATAGCTCCAAGGCAAATGCTGGTGTGAAAAGTAGGTTTAAGGCGTCTGCCACTGGTGCTGCGGAAGCAGACGAGACCGCCGATCGCAGGCGGATGGCACAAGCACTAGGAGATGCCCAAGAAGAGGGCTCTAAGAAGCTAATTGCGGGCAGACAAGACGGAAGCCTCACACCAGACGACATCGATTATTTACGATTAGCACAAGGCAATATAAATAAAATAGCGGCCGCATCGAGCCAAGGATCAGGTTTTAATTCTTGTGCCGAGAATTTTGATAAAATTGAACAAGAAATGCAGACAGCATTAGGAAACGCCGGTGGTGTGTCTGCTAATATGATGGGCGTGGACCCTGCCGAACGCGCCCGGGCCGCGGCTGCAGCTCTGAGAGAAAGAGATCCAGAAACACGTGAAGGATTTGGGGTTGATGAAGAAATCGAATATAACGAGCAGTGCATCTTGCTGAGCCAAATTGTGCCACTAGCTCGCTACCACCGTTCTATAACCTCAAATTCAGATAGCCCCCATGTCGCAAGATTGCCGTATTTTGGCAGTACACCAAATGAAAATGCACCCTTATATGTAGATGGAGAGGCTTATGGATTTATTAATCGATTAACACAAGATAATCGATATCGAGAGCTTTTTAATATGAAAAATGCCGACCTCGCTAGTCTGCAACCTTTAATAAGATTTTACAAAGTAATAGAAACTGAAACAGAACAAGGTAAAAAATCAATAGCTGAACATGAAATAGCGTTTGACTCATTTGCTTCAAATGAATATGGCGACATTAGCGACATTTTTAACAACAAAGAGCGCCGCGGCTTTGGTGTTGGTCTTAAGTCATTTAATGTATCTTTTGAGGGCCAAGATATGTTTGCTGCAACGCGTTCTATAAAAGCAAAATTAAAAATTCAAGCGAATAGTTTTGATGAGCTTTTAGTAAAAAGAGAATCTAAGTCCGTGGCCGCAAAATCTAAAGACGGCGCCAGTTACAAAACCGGACAATATCGATATATTGATTTGGCGCTCAAAACTGGTGGTTCTGAGATAGAAAAATATTCATCCTCTATGAATGAACTTAATTTTAGACTCAAGGCTGTGTTTGGATGGAACCCAAACGCAAAAAATATTGGTGTATCACGTGAAGCACTAAACCAGTCGTTTGTTTCAATTAACTTAACGCCGGTAAAACATTATTTTGATTTTGATGAACAGGGACGCGTTACTTTCACAATTGAATATTTTGCATATATTGAAGAATTACTTTCAAAGCCAAGTTATAATATTTTTACCGATTCAACTGTGTTTTCAAAAATCCTAGCACGTCGTTTAGCCTATAGCTCACTTGAGTTGACCGCAGCTTGCGAGGGAAGTAGTGATAATACTACCGAACAGAAAGCAGAAAGAGAAAAAGCCGATGCGGAAAAAATAGAAAAAGAAAAAACGTGCATGATGAACCACTTGATAACTCAAATGTTTCGAGAAGATAAAATTCATATTTTAAAATTTACCCGAGATGAACTGAAGCGTGTGGTTAAAGAAACTGCATTTTTTAAGTTTGATCAGGATAATGTGACAGCCCCCTCAGAATCTGCTGCGGAAACATTAAAAGAGGATTTAGATAAACAGTGGAAAAGCTTTCAAAAAGAAACAGAAACACAAAACTCAGCATTAGAAAACGTATTAGTAAGCCCTGTTAATGAAAATGAAGTCCAAATACCGTTTTTATATGCCGGTGATATTGTCGACGTTATAATGAAACACATGCAATCTTTTTTAGAACAAACAAGAGAGTTTATAGCCAACACGCAGAGGTATGAAGATATCCAAGTTGACCCAGCGCTTAAAAACATTGAAGTTAAAAATCTTGATGTAATGATTGAACAATATAAAAAATTTAGACTGATTTTAGGTCCTTTAGAATTAGAAAATCATGGCGCTGGCGGCGGTGGCACAGGAACACTTCAACATGTAAATGTCAATTTTGCTGATGTTCCAATCACTGTTGCGCAATTTACTGAATTTTTAACATCTAAATTGTTACAAAAAGATCAGGCTATTTATCCTTTAAATCAATTTTTAAAAGATTTCTTTAATTTATTAATTAAAAATTACTTAAATAAAACGACATGCAAGGGTGTTGATGTTAAACAAAAGACAAGACTATTTGAATCTTGTATTACCGCTTACGGCAATCCCATCGAAGGTAAGAAAAACGCATATGTCGACGGTATAACATACGCTATTGTAAATCAAATAGATAAATATGATTCAGGACCTAGATTGTTTGTTCAAAATGCTAATTATGGTGCCGGCGCTGTTCCATTTTTAAATGTATCAGGTAAAAGCGACTTTAACATGCCAAACCCTGGACTCGATGCAGAGTTTAATCACTATATTTTCTATGCTGGAAGAGTACAGCCCACAAATTTAATGAACGGCGATCGCGATGCCGACGAAAACCGCGGCATTTTTCATTACCTTTTAGGTAAAGATTCAGGAATTGTTAAAAACATACAACTTAATAAAACAGAAACACCGGGATTAGCCGAGGTTAGATTTGAGTCTGAAGGGTTTAAAGAGTTGCAACAATTAAGAGTGATATACGATGTTGAAATAGATAGTTATGTTAATGTGAAAGCATTCCCGGGCGCATACATATTTGTTGATCCAAAAGGTTTTGCACCTAACATGGCTGCATTTGATCAGCAAGGATTTGATTTAACTGATATGGGTATTGGTGGGTACTATATGATTATTCGGAGCGAGCATGAGTTTGCCCCCGGCACCGCTAATAGTAGACTAACAGCAGTTTGGGTTCATTCTAAAGATTCTCAAGGCAAAAATCAGATAGTTGAACAAGGCGGCGGTAAAAATAAAATGGTTAAATCCAAATGTAGTGCAAAACGCAAAAAGCTGGGTTTACGTGAATTGGCGTCCGTAACAAACGCTGTCAGTCAAGAAAATTTGGCCGCGGCTCCAGTCCAAGATACTGTATCAAAACCACCACAAGGAAGCTAGAAAATGTCAGATTTATATGTTGAAAAAAAAGCAGAAGGTTCATTAAAATCATTTAATAAAAGAATTGTATATAAAGCTGACACCGAGTTAAGCAAAAAAAAATATGCTAATTTAGTAGATTTTAATTTTGGAGAAAAATTCTTTTATGGCAAAGTACAAAGAGATTTTGTGCCCATGTATTTTGACGGCGATGGCATTGAGCTTAAAGCGCTAAGCACATCTGTAACTGACGGTCAGTATTTTTCTGTTATGGGTTTTGTGGCTGATGCATTTGAAAGATTAGCACTACAATTCTCCAAAGCTGTTTCTGACAATAAGATATATGGTAATGAAAAATATCTCAGTCGCCTAAAAGTCTATAAAGCGTATAGCAGCCCAATAACGGTATTTAATGAGCATTTTATTACATTAACTGATGCCCTTGTAGCTAAGATAAGGGGTGATGAAGTCGATATTGATAATTTTGATGATTTTTTGTTGCATTTTAAAAAGTACGTATTAAAAAGTAGCGATGAGATACCATTTACCTTTCCGGCTTTTTTAAAAAGCAAATACTGCCCAATGACTGTTAGCGGGCTTGTTATAGAGATCGCAGATTTGGAATACCACAATGATGATCAAAAAATAAAAATGTTTTACAACAATAGAAATTGGGATTATTTTTTAAACGCTTGTAGATCTTATGGTTTTATGGTTGACAAAAACATACCGTGGAGGTTGGTGGCAGATATATCTTCTCAACCAATGCTAGAAATAGCTGCTGCATACGATCTTGGGCACACCGACTTAATATTAAATACAGGCTTTTCACGTCCAGAAATTTTTTTTCTACAAGACTTTAGGCAATACTTGTTAAATGTCTATAATAGAGTCATTGATGATGAAGTAGTAAAATTAAAACAATGCCGAAATTCTTTAATTGTTGATTACAAAAAAAGCGAACGCTACACTCTTGAACAAATTTTTGAAAAACTAAATGATGCTGATTTATTAAAGCTTTACGCCGAAATTAGATTTAAAGAGGATCCAAAACACTTTACAAATGAGAAAAAAAGTAGTATTATGAGAGAGTGTATGGATATATTGGACACTTCGGGTGGCCCAAGAAGTTTGCGAGTTTTTGAAAAAATAATTAACCAACCGTTTGACTATCGCGGTTCAGTGAGTTATCTTTATAAACAAGGCGAAAAAGGTTTCGGAGAAAAAATTGTATTATCAGAGCCTCGATGACAAGACAGAGTGTGTCGGTGTTTATACCGATGGTAAATTATTTTTTGACTCACCGCCTGCTGGACTGGTAAGAACGTGGCGCCATAGTGGTTTTTCACCTGACAATGCCGAATATGCTTGGATTGTTGGCGGCGGCAAGCAATTGTCTGAGGTGTGCCCTGTTGAGATGCAAGAAGAATTACACAAGGCACAATTAAAATTTAAAGCTTACTTAAAATCATTTAAAATCGCCAAAATCAATCTTCATGAATTTTGTTTTTTTGATCTGGTCCCAAAAGATTTTTTGCTAGAATTTTGCGAAATTAAAAACAAAATTACAGAACACGTGTTTGAAAACTTTGAAATTCCTAGTAATTATCAGCATTTAGCTGATGTTCACAAACTTTTACACAAGATAAAATATAGAGAACTAAATTTAGATATAAGAGATTGTAGGAGTTTATTTAGTTCGACTTCGGATCGACAAAAAATAAAAAATATACTTGCAAGTTCTCAACATATTGATTATAATTTGTTTGGCACTGTGACCGGTCGCCTTACCACAGCAGGCACAGGTGTACCTATTTTGACTATGAAAAAAGAATATCGCAAAATTATCAAACCTCATAATGATTGGTTTCTGTCATTGGACTACAACGGTGCAGAGTTGAGGACTCTTCTTGCTTTGATCAATGAAGAACAGCCAGACTACGATATTCATCAATGGAATGCTAAAAACGTATTTGCTGGATTGTTGTCGAGAGAGGAAGCAAAGGAGAAATTTTTTGCATGGCTTTATAATCCTAAATCAGATGCGGTAGAACATTCAATTTATGATCGAAAAAGGGTATTAGAAAAATATTACAATGATGAAACGGTCAGTACGCCAATGAATAGAACTATAAAAGTAGACGAGAGAAGAGCATTAAATTATTTGATACAGAGCACTACAGCTGACATCGTACTTGATCGCGCTGTAGCAATTGATAATTTTTTGAGAGACAAAACATCTTATGTGTCTCATATTGTACATGATGAGATAGTTATAGATTTAGATAACAAAGAACGTGATTTAGTGCCGCAAATTAAGAAACTTTTTGAAAACAATAAGATTGGCAAATTTTTATGCAATCTAAATGCCGGCCAAAACTACTACGATTTAAAGGTGTTGTCATTATGATTTCTATGGTAGGCATCGGTACTGCTGGTGAAAATATTGTCGAACAGTTCCGTAATAATAAGGAATACAATGTATATTCGTTGTCTGATAACGTTGCTAGAACTTCTAAGTATAAATATAAAATTAAAAATTATGATAATATTGAAGAATATGACAAACCAAATCCAAAGCTCAAGAAATTTCTTAGCACAGTTGATCAACATGTGCAGGTTTTTTTGTGTGGATCGGGGCGCACAGCTAATGCAACCTTGTCGATTCTCCAGCACATAAAAGACAAAAAGATAGACATTTTTTATATTCAACCTGATACAGATCTTTTAATCGGTATTCCCAAATTGCAAGAGAGAGCAATATTCGGTATTTTGCAACAATATGCTCGCTCCGGATTGTTCAATTCCTTTACAATTTTTGCCAATTGTGAAATCGAGAAAACAATTGGCTCAATACCCATTAAAAAGTACTTTGATACTATCAATCAAACTATTTATTATAGTGTACATTACAAAAATTTATTTGACCACACAAACCCCGTTATCGGTAATTTAACAACGCCATCGGAGATACAAAGAATACGCTCAATCGGCAGAATTAATCCACGCACTCTTGAAGAAAATTGGTATTTTGAACTTGACAACTCTCGCGACGTGTGTTATTATATTTGTGTATCGGGTGATAAGTTAGAGAACGACGGAGATCTACACAGCACTATTATTAAACATTTAAAAAATAAACCACGAAATGCATTCAAGAATGTTACGTATGCAATCTATGAATCGCCTTTCGAATCAGACTTTGGGTTTTGCGTTGCCCATACCAACGTAATTCAACAAAAGACTCTTGACAAGCTAGAGCAAGAGTGATACATTAGATATCAAGGAACGCTTGATATACTTTAGACATC